TGGTGAATTTATGGTGCGGAATGGCCCTTCTCAAAGACATCGAGAGCTTTTAGAAAATATAAACTCAGGAAGAGGCACAGATCAAACAATGGAATTAACTTTGGTGAATGTGGTAGATCCTTCTTTTGTAAGTGCTTCAATCAGAAAAGACCCAAGAATGGTAATAAATATGATTGATGAGAATTTACTCAGGGCAGGTTCTACTAGAAGGATTATTCACAAAGATTTAGGAGATTAAAAATGTCACAAGAAGTATTTCCCATAACTCCAAATGAAGCTTATTACTCTGTTGATGATACGATTTCTTTTAACACAATTATCAGCCCTTTTTCTTCCGGCACAGAACAGAGAGAGAAAAAGTGGACTAAGGGAAAAAGGACTGTAACCATTCTTTGTGATTATGAGATTGCATCTGCTGATTTAATAGATGAGGTTTATGATTTTTATAAAGCAAGATTTGGCGCATGGGATAGTTTTTGGATTAAAAATCCTAACGCATACGATGAGATAGATGAAGCGGTAGGCTCAGGCGATGATGCGGAGACGGTTTTTTATCTTGATAATTACCCTGCCGATTCCAGCAACATAGCAATTTATTTTGATGGAGTATTAACTACAGCATATACTTTTTCAAACGATACTGTGAATAAATTGGCAAAGATAACCTTCAACGCTGCCCCAGGGAATGGCGTTGTGATTACAGCTACTTATGAATATTATATTGTAGTAAGATTTTCAGAAGATACATTAAGCCGCAAACAATACGCGAGAAGATTATTTTCAACAGGCATTAACGTAGTGGAGGAATTTTAATGGCAAGAGATCTATCAGCAACAATATTAGCTGAATTACCAAAAGGTGAATTACCAACCACCGTTGAACTCTACGACATATTTTTAGATGACCAGACCCTTTATTACACAGACCACATAGAGAATGTGGATTTTTTTGATATAAATAGTGGAGCGCAAACTTATACAGCATTATCTCTTAGCAGAAGCCCCTCTTCGCGTTCTACTGATAAGATTGATACAATGAGAGTAGAGCTCACTAATGTTAATAGCTATATGAGTTCTTATGTAGCGGCAAATGAATTTAGAGGAAGAAGAATAACGATAAGAAAGGTTTTTTTAGATCACCTTAATTCAGTAAGTCATCAAATATGGATAATTCCAATAGGTATTATGGATAAACCAATAATGAGAGAGGATAAGATGGAAATTAAAGTAACCCCTCTTTTTGGTACTTTAAATACCGTTATCCCTAGGCGCAAGCAACAATTATTATGCAACCAAAGATTTGGTGATACCAGATGCACAATAGATAGAGATCATGCCGATAATAAACAGTCAGGAACCATGGATGTTGATAGTACACAGCTTATAATAAAAGACGCAACGCGTTCCGAGGCAACTAATTATTGGCGATTCGGAGAGTTACATATAACGGCAGGAACAGCGGCGAATATTGGCGAAAAAAGATTAGTCAGAAAATCTTCTTCCGGGGAGATATATCTCGATTTTCCTCTCCCATCTGTACCAACAACTGGGGATGGATACACAGTGTATCGAGGTTGTGATAAGACATTAGTTTCGTGTGCGGATAAATTTAGCAATGACGCAAACTTTAGCGGTTTTCATTCCATACCGCAACTACTTGTAGCGCGTTAAAATTGGAGGGTAAAATGAGGATTCTTTATTTTTTTGTTGTTGTAATCTTGCAGATTATAGGACTTTGGGCGAACTTAAAGATATACAGAGGCAAGGCCTTAGTTGTTAATATGTGTATTTGGTTAATATATTTGCCTCTTTTAATAATCTTATTTAACTGGGCATGGAAATGATACCAAAACCTGAACAAATAGTAGATCCTGAATTTTTAAACATACCTTTCAAGTTAGGTGGCAGGAATATAAAGGAAGGCGTGGATTGCGTAGGGATAATGTATTGTTACCTAAAAAAGAAAGGCGTTACTATTCCGCATACTGATGGCATGCCTGTTAGTGAAGATTGGCGTGAGGCCACCCCCGATAGGTATGACGATGCTATGCAGAAGATATTGCCCAGATACGGGAAACTTATCATAGGTTTTAATCAGTTAAAGGCCAATGACATCATAGCATTTTCTATTGACAAAAAAAAAGTAGCGCAAGCGGCAGTATATATAGGTAAAGGATATTTTTTGCATATAGAAGAGGGAAAGAAATCAGAACTTATACAGCTAACTGAAAGGCATAAGAAATTATTTTTCTTTGCCATAAGGATTAAGGAATAAAATGCCAGCAATAGCGATAGGAGCAGCATTAGGGGCAGCGATAGGAACTGCGGGATTAAGTGCCGGTGGATATGTATTCGGCGCTACTCTGTTTGCTAGTGTTATTACTGGTGCTCTTTTAGGCGCTTCTGTTGGTGGCTTTATTGGCGGCATAGCAGAGCAAAAGAAACTTAAAAAAAGCATCTCTCCGCGGTACCAAAGCCAAAGATTATTTGGAGCTCTTACTAATACTTCCAGCAACGAAATACCCTTACCTGTATTGTTCGGTTCACTTAAATTGGCAGGTAATATTATATGGCAGAGCCCATTAGCAGGCGCGGAAACAATATATCAATTTATAACATTATCAGAAGGGGAAATAAATTCAATTTCAGATGTAAGGGTAAATGATATAGCAATAGGCGATTTAACTGGATGTTCCTATGATACTTATCTTGGAACGGCAGCGCAGACTCCTGATGCCCGCGCAAGTGGGGATGTAAAAGGATTAAAATATACAGCTTATTTAGCGGTTACTTTGCAAGCTTCCGATCAATTAACGGGCGGTCAACCAGCTATTACGTGTGTGGCAGAAGGTGTGAAAATAAAAGTATGGGACACAGTAGGATCAGCATGGGTAACTGAATATTCTAACAATCCTGTGTGGATTTTAAGAGCGGTTTTAACTAATTCAGATTGGGGATGGGGTTTAAATGAAGCGTGGATTAATGATGCTAGTTTTAAAACGGCAGCAGCATATTGCGACGCTTTAATAGATAAAGCCCCAGGAGAAGTTGGAACGGAAAAAAGGGCGACTTATAATTTTCTTTTAGACGAAAGATTAAAGGCCTATGACGTTGTTCATGATATAATGTCCACTTTTGGCGGATTTTTATCTTTTACTGGACCAACTGTAAAACTCAATATTGAAACAACAGGAGCAACGGTTCAGGCATTTGATGAGGATAACATAATAAGTGGTTCTTTTACTTATCATCTTTTAGGCAAAGACGACAGTCCAAATAGAGTAGGGGTTGAATTTATAGACCCAGACCAGAATTATACTAAAACCATAGCTTATCATAATAATGAAATCTCTCAAAGAGAAAGAGAGGCATTGGGTGATGAGGCAGTGGTTCCCGCAGATCTTAGAATGTGGGGCATTACTCGTTTTTCCCAAGCCTCAAGAATGGCACGATTTTATTCAGATTTGGCAAATATATGCGGAACACTTTGTTCATTTGAGACAAATATACAGGGAATTAAATGTGAGATAGGAGACGTAATAACGGTAACTCATGGTACTCCAGGATGGACAGATAAGCCCTTTAGAATATTAAGTATGGAAGAAGCCCCAAACAATAGAGTTACTTTTATAGGCAGGGAATATTACGAGGCCTTATATGATGATAGCTATGGTAGCGGAGTGATGCAGTTTGATTATGGTACACCTATAAGCCCTCATATACCGTGTCCTAATGTTGATAATTTAGCAATAGCGGAATCAAATTATGAAAATAAAGACGGCGCTTATATATCAGACATAACAGTTGCGTTTGACCACACTACTGAAAAGAAGTTCCTTGATTATTATTTAATAGAATTAAAAAAGGGCGCAGCAGATTACAAAGTAGTGGGTACTGCTAAAGAGAACGCTTTTACTATACCAAATGTGGAAGTGGGTATAGCTTATTATGTAAAGGTAAAGGCAGTAACTATTTATAATATTGTCAACACAGGAACAACATCAGCAGAACTTACTATTCAGGGGAAAGCGGGCAACCCTAGTAATGTTATAAATTTTGCATACACATTTACAAATGAAATAGTTTTCACTTGGGAAAAAAATACAGATAACGACTTAGCGGGTTACGAAATAAGGACAGAGGATGCTAACTGGGGTACGCAGAATGCTCATTTAAAATATAGGGGAATGACTAATACCCATACAATAGTAACGCCTAGTTCGCGAGCCCCTGGAGCCCATTATATAAAGGCCTTCGATAGGTCAGGGAATTATTCATCGGCAGCTCAAACAGTAACTCCAACTAATGCTGTACCGGCAACACCTACAATTACTTCTACCCAATGGTTTGGTTTTGCTAAGATAGAATGGACAGATGTTGCTGATGCTGATTTAAGATATTATGAAATATATCGTTCCGCGACTAATGCTTGGGCTGGCGAAGAAGCGCTTGAGGCAAAAGTATCAGGAACAGAAGCAATAGTCCAGGGAAAATCCCCTAGCGATGCCATAGCAGACGCGGCAGACGCTACGAGTATGACAGACGCTACTTTGATAGGAGTAGGAGTAGATTATTTTGTTGGTGATGTGATTGTGCAGACAAGTGGTACTTATGATGGGCAAGAGGCAGTAGTTACAGCTTTTGATAATTCAGATGGTAAGGTAACGGTTGCTTCATGGCCGTCTGGAACACCTGACGCGGATGATGAGTTTGTTATTAAAGATAGAACTCATTATAAGGTTCGAGCAGTAGATACTTACGGGCCTGGAAGTTTTTCAGCCGCACAGACTATAAATTTTACGCCCCTAGCCGCGGCAGAGGTAGGAGACGCAATAATATCTGCTAGAAAACTTATTGCAGGGGAAGTAATTACTCTCACCGCCCAGATAAAAGATGCTATTATAACAAATGCAAAAATAAACGACTTGAATGCTACAAAAATTAACGCGGGATATTTAAGCGCAGATAGAATAGAGGGAGGCAGTATAATTCTTTCTAAATTAGGGGATGATGCTATTCCACCAAAAACATATTATCAGGCAGCAGAACCAAGTGGAGAAGGAGAGCGTGACGGAGACTATTGGGTAGATACAGATGACAGTAATATGTTATATGTTTATGATTCAAGTGCTTGGCATGCAGCAGGAGCCACTGGATCTGGAATTTCAACATTTAGACAATCTGCGGTACCCACGGCAGTAACGGCAGGAGATTTATGGATAGATACAGACGATAATAAGTTATACAGAGCTACCGCAGCAGGCGACGATGCGATCACCGCAGGGGAATGGGAACTTCAAGATGCAGCAATAGCCACTGGTTGGTCGCACGCTTCAGATACTACCAAAATCGATGGTGGAGATATTTATACCAACACAGTAACTGCTACCCAAATAAGTGTATCTCAATTAGA